CGAGAACTATGAGCGTAAGAAGATCTCCTTAGATGAGCAACTGAGGCTGTTTGGGATCGACGACAAACCGCTCGTAGCCGAGGCATCGCAGAAAGGACCTCCGAATCTCGCTCCTAGGACCGATCCAGGTCCGAGTGTGGACGGATTCGACGTCGAAGACTTTCTCAATGGCAGGTAGGATTGGTGCTCCGGGCATGAATGGGGGGAAGGGGACCTTTACGATGACCTCTCTTCGAGTGTGTCAACGCATACGGATAGGTCTGTGCGTGCTGGGGAATTTTCATATATGTTAAAGGATCTTACGTATCCACCATCAGTTAAAGAGGTTGAGTGCTTGGGTTGGTCAAGCAAGCTTAAGTATCAGTACATGGAACCGACCACAAGTCGGTCTTCTCTATTTTCAAAGTTCTTCGATGAACGTCAGGACGTGAGCGTGCTTTGGAGCGAACTGCCCGCTTCTAGTTGGGTTAAGGAATTTAGACCACCCAGCATTTCTGACCTTGAACGCCATCTAGAGAGGTTCGGAGGGTCCAGACCTGTCAAACAGGAAGTCATAACTCGTCATCTCAGTACCGCGCTACAGCGGATGGATATTGCTGAGGGGACAGAGGGAGAAGTCCTTATGGCGGACTGGTTGACCGCCGGCAATCTCTTCAGGGTTCGGGTTCCGTCCGGCACCAGTGCCGGGCTTAGATGGAAGAAGAAGGGCATGAGAACCAAGTGCGAGGCATTGCCTGGTGCTTTGGAGGAGGCTTTGAGGGATATCAATGGCATGCGTGTTGGGAGGGAGTATTCTACACCGCCGTGTTTTATGGCGGCTCGAGGTAAGCTGGTTGACTTATTTAAAGAGCAAGGTAAGAAAGAGGGACGACTCGTTGTGGTGCCGGATCTGAAAAGGCACCTCCTCGGATCACTCGCTTCTGTACCCTATTCCCTTCTTGTTAAGAATTTTGAGAAGAACAAGGGGGGAGTCATGATTGGAATGTCGAACTTCCACGACTGGTATGGGTACCTGAGAACGTGCATCGAGGGCGAAAGAAAACCTAAATTCTACATTTGTGCGGACTTTTCCGGATACGATCAGACGGTACCGCGACGGATTCTTTACGAGAGTCTGAAGCGCATATCCAGGCGATTTTCTAAGGATTTGGGGCACAGCTCTTACTGGCGTAGTGAATTTAAGCATCTCGTAGACACTGAAATTGTCGCCCCAGACGGCAATGTCTACGTGAAAAGGAGGGGCGTCGCTAGCGGCGACCCTTGGACTTCACAGGTCGGGAGTGACGCAAACTGGCTGATGCACGAAATTTTATTCCTCGAGCTGGGATTGGACGCGGCGGCGTGGACATTTGGTGATGATGTGATTGTGGCCGTCTAC